TATCAGGTGAACCGAGACGACTCCTAAAAGATCCACCAGGGTCGTTCCGAATTACTTTACGACCGAGGTCAACTTTCCAAGTGTATGGGGTCTTGAGAGCATCCGGGTTAACCATAACATTATTCCCGTGTAAATCACGGTGACGGAAGTCTGGAAATTTTTGGTTAATTCGGTAGAGATTATCAAAAACCTGTATGATGACAGACTTTATCGCATCAAGAGATGGGTTGGTTTGCCACCATGAATGAAACGACGTACCATTAAGAAGTTCCATATAAAGAATATCCTTGGGTTTGGTACGTAGCCATGGCTGGACAAAATTAACCATTTTGGAACCAGGTTTTCCCCCTTTGCGTATTCTTTGGGGTTCTTTATCTTGGATGGGGCACTTCTTAAAGAGGTACATCTCAGGAACCGCAAACTCCTTCAATTTTTCGGCAACCTTGAATTCAAACTCAAATGCACCATCGGTACTTTCCGATGTATCTATCTCTTTGTAGGCGACATATCTACGACCGTTATCATTGATACTTCCACGATACATCTTACCAAATTTACCTTCACTTATAGGCCTACCCTTACCAGTGCGAAGGGTGGGTGAGTTGTAACTAGGAACTTTCAAGAAGTGTTCTGGGATACAAGCTTTCTCACCTTTGAGTAATTTTTTCAAGTTACTCTCGATAGACATGCTTATATAATGTTAAGATTTTTTTACCTAAGTTAGAGTTTAAACTTGCTCATTAGTAAAATGAAGTTTTATCCCGATGAAGAAGAAACCCCCGAGTATTGGTGGGACGTTGAACTGGATGATGTGCGCCACGAAGTTTATAGTATAGAAAAAGACGAGGATGATCCATATAATCAATATAGAGAGTGGGAAGGTAAAATTTCGAGAGAAAACAAAGTTGTATCTTTCAGGTTTGTTCATCATTACATGATTGATGGTGACGCGGAACTGGAAGGAGACTTTCCAGAAGATCTATATGATACTCTCTTTGAATTTCTTGTTAAGGAACTTATCGAAGATTACGATAGTGCGTGTGAAACCTAAGTTAGAGAATAGATTTGTTATAAAATAAAAAAATCATGGAGAGCGTTGAGAAACTCACGCATATCGAGCATGTACTTAAACGTCCCGACTCGTATGTCGGTCCAACTGATTTAAGTACGGAATCTTATTGGGTTCTTAACGGTCAGAAATTTGAAAAGAAGAGTACCAAATATTCACCTGGTTTACTCAAGATTTTTGATGAGATCCTCGTCAATGCCATCGATCGCAACTCACTCCATCCTAAAAATACCAGCTCAATAGCTGTATCTATAGATAAAGTATCAGGTTCTGTCTGTATTGAAAACAATGGCCCACTGGGTGGAATCTCTGTTAAAATGCACGAAAAAGAAGGAATCTGGAATCCCGAACTCGTGTTCGGACACCTTCTCACGAGTACAAATTACGATGATAATCAAAAGAGGATTGTCGGAGGCAGAAATGGGTATGGTGCCAAGCTCACGAACATTTACTCTTCAGAATTCTCAATCATCGTAAAAGACCACGAAACAAAGCAGATGTACACACAAAAGTGGTCGGATAACATGTCAGTGTGTGAACCTCCAAAAATCAAAAAACATTCAGGTACCACATCATCCGTGTCCGTAACATTTATCCCTGACTGGAAACGGTTTGGAATGACCAAGATGGATTTCAACATCTATAAAATCTTCGAAAAGCGTATTTGGGACGCTAATATCTGCACGACACCCAACTGCAAAGTCAAGTTCAACGGTGAAGCTCTCCCCAAACAAAGCTTTGAGGCCTACGCCAAAATGCATGAAGGTGTAGAGAATGTACACTGCGCGACAACCGATCGTTGGTCTGTCTGTATCGGTCCATCTGAAGATGGTATGCAACAGGTATCCTTTGTAAACGGTATCTGTACCAATAAGGGTGGTACCCACGTTGACCACGCTGCCTCACTGGTCGCTGCGGGGATCATCGAAGAGATGGCAAAGAAAATTAAACTCAAGCCTCAACAGGTCAAAAACACTTTCTCTATATTTGTGAAGACAACCCTCGAGAACCCCACTTTCTCGAGTCAGGTCAAGTCTGAGTGTACACTCAAGGCACAAGACTTTGGCTCTAAGTTTGAGATGCCTAAAACCTTCGTAAAAAACGTTTTGAAGACGGGCGTTTCGGATGAACTCACAGCCTTGTCAAAGTTTAAGGAAATGAAGGAACTCGCAAAGACCGATGGTGGGGCTCGTAAGAGTAAAATTACCGGCATTCCCAAACTCGACGACGCAAACAAGGCTGGTACGGTTCAATCTGGAAAGTGTACACTCATAGTCACAGAGGGCGACTCAGCAAAGACTCTAGCAGTTGCGGGTCTCTCTGTGGTTGGTCGTGATCTCTATGGCGTTTTTCCCCTACGAGGTAAATGTAAAAACGTTCGCGACGCCTCTGTTTCACAACTTACAGGAAATCAGGAATTCAATGACCTGAAGAAGATCCTTGGTCTCCAGCAAGGCAAGGAATACACTGATGTTTCTGAGCTTCGATACGGACGTTTGATGATCATGACTGACGCGGACGCCGATGGCTCACATATCAAGGGTCTAATTCTCAATATGATTCACGCGTTTTGGCCCAGTCTCCTCAAATTGGGGTTTGTTGTTTCAATGGTCACGCCGATCATTAAAGCCACAAAAGGTTCACAATTCAAATCGTTCTACACAGATTCTGCGTTTCGTGTATGGTATGGGGATGGAAAACCGGGATGGAGAATCAAATACTATAAGGGTCTAGGTACCTCAACTTCTGCAGAGGCGCGCGAGTATTTCAAGATGATTGAGACTCTCACCGTCAGGTTTGACGTAGATATCATGACTGACAATTCAGTGATTCTCGCGTTCGATAAGAAGAAGGCTGACGATCGTAAGACGTGGCTTCTTGAAAGTACCGCGAAAGAAGCGAAAGATCTTGAGGTACCTTATGGTAAGATAAAGCAGCTGGAAATTACCGACTTTATTCACAAGGATTTGGTAAACTTTTCATTGGCAGATCTGAAACGTTCTATCGCACACATGGCAGATGGACTCAAACCATCCCAAAGAAAAGTTATGTATTCTTGTTTTCAAAAGAATTTAAAGGATGAAATGAAGGTTGCGCAATTGGCTGCCTTTGTAGCTGAAAAGTCTGCTTATCATCACGGTGAAGTAAGTTTGGCCGACACCATTGTCAAACTGGCAAACGACTACACGGGCTCCAACAATATCAATCTCCTAGAGCCTTGTGGTCAGTTTGGGACACGACTTATGGGGGGCAAAGACGCATCTCAGACCCGTTATATCTTTACGAAGTTGTCGAAGGAAACTCGAAATATATTCGATCAAAAGGATGACGCGATACTCACATACCTTGACGATGATGGTCGAGTGATTGAGCCCGAGCATTATATGCCTGTTCTACCTATGGTACTTGTTAATGGAACTGAAGGGATTGGAACGGGGTTTTCTTGCTACATACCACCGTTTAACCCAGAAGATATCAAGGCAAATATTTTGAATTTCACAAATGGTAGAGATATGAAAAAAATGAAACCCTGGTTTCGAGGGTTTCAGGGGTCTATCTTAGAACAGGATGATGATTCATGGATCGCGCAAGGTGTATGGAAAAGTATTGGGAGGACGGTCAAGGTAACAGATCTCCCCCCGGGTCGATGGACCCAAGATTATAAGGAACATCTCGATACCCTCGTTGAAAAGAAAATCATCAGTGGTTTCACAAATAACAGTACAACTGAGAATGTCGATTTTATCATACAAGATTATAACGGTAAAGACGCTGTTAAGGATCTCAAACTGCAAAAGACTATCAGATGCTCAAATATGCATTTGTTTCATCCCACAAAGGGTATCTGTAAATACGATTCACCTGAACAAATTTTGGTTGATTTTATTAAACTTCGTATGGAGTATTACAAGAAACGTAAGGCACATCTCATCGACACGACCAAGAAGAAGGCTGAACTCTGTTCTCATCGAGCGCGCTTTGTTAAGATGGTAATCGATGGTGATATAGTTGTATTTAAACGGAAAAAGCAAGATCTAGAAAATGAAATCAGTCGAGTGTTTCCGATGGTTGACAATTCGTACGATTACCTTTTACACATTAAGACCATCGAATACACGGAGGAGAGAGTGAAAGCGTTATTCGGTGAATGGAACAAACTCAGAGAAGAAGTTTGCTTAATTGAAGCTACTGGTTATTTTGAAATGTGGGAAACTGATATTAAAAAATTGTAGACAATAGATAAGTATGGACGTGCAGGGACCCGATCCAGGCGCCACCCTATCTCTCAATGCTATTGGGAAACAGGATACGTACCTACTAAATGATGATCCTAGATATTCACCTTTTAAATATTCATACGATAGACATTCAAATTTTACAAAGTTTCATAGATCGACTACCATTTCCAAACCTAACGACGCGCAAAGTAATTGGCCTTTCGGTGAATCTATAAAGGTCACGTTAAACCCTCGTAATATGGGAGATCTTTTGAGTAATATGTATATTTCTGTTAAATTTCCCGGATTAGCGAGTGGTAGTTTTTGGTTGGCAGATCAATTAGGGAGACATTTAATTAAATCTGTTGTAATGCGTGTAGACGAGTTGGAAGTCGAAACGTATTATGACGATTGGGGTATTATTTATGATCAGATGTATTTAGACGCATCTGAAAAACGTACAAAACGTTTTCTTATAAATAGAAATCTTGCCGAAGATACGTCCATATTAAACCATGACGCACTTGATCGGAAAGATTCGGATATATTAATTCCAATACCTTTATTTTTTTCTAGAAAATACGAAGGAGACGAATACGATTCTAACAAACCTAACAGACCATACTTTCCAACGTGTGCGGTACACAAACAAAAAATAGAGTTTGAAATAAAGTTTCGCCCAAAAACGTTTTTTACAAATTCTAGTCCAGATGATATAACACTGAATACTTTTGATCTTATAACTGAAGAAATGACCGTATCTGATGAAGAACGTATATTTTTATCAAAGCGAAAACAAATTTTCGTGACGGATATAGTCAAACGCCACCCCGTAGAAGAAACGGAAGTAGGTAGTAAAGTAGTCAGATTACAACTCGTTCCAAATATACCCGTGAAAACCTTATTCTGGTTTTTACGTGACAAAGACTACGAGAATGAAACAATATCTGGAGGTGGAACTCAACTGGCTGACCAGGCAGCCGCTAACATGCACAACAGGTACAATTTTTCTACGACCACTTTATTTAACGCAACCGGGATTCCCATAGATACACATAATTATCCTATCATCGATAGCGCTAAAATTTTCATTAACGGTGAAGATTTACCAAATTTACCAAATGTGGATCATACGTATTATAAATACGTTGTTCCTTATAATAATAGGTTGTCGCGAACGGAGAGAAATATATACACATATTCCTTCGCGATGAATCCGATTAATGTGGAGCCATCGGGAAGTTTGGATTTCAGTCAGTTAAAGTCGGAAAGAACGGTACTAGAGATTAATTTAAAAACGGGGTTAACTAAGACTTACGTCGTCAATTTATATTACGTTGGGTATCAAACGTATACATTCGAAGGTGGATTTATGTCGCTTGCTTATTAGATAGTATATGTTTATGATCTCGTATATACTCCACAATATTATTCTTAATACACCACCGGATAAAATTCAGCTGTGCTACAGTCGTATGAATTTTATCATGTGATTCGGGAACGGTATAAATAATTTTTTGAGATCTACAAAATGGATCAAAAAGTTTTTTACTATACCCATCTAAACTAGACTTATAGGCACAATGGACACTAAATAGTTTACCATCATTCGTAGTATATGATAAGTTATTCCTTTTAGAATAATTTGTTATGAACCATTCCAAATTTCGAAGTGATATGCCACCACTCTTATCTAGTAATTCTTTTAGTGTACTTCTATTTTCAGAATTTGTGTAAAATGTATTTATAGAATTTAATAATATATCTGATTTATTCATTTATATTAAGAGGGTTCCTCTTTCTAAGCCTCTTTTCTTGTTCCTCTCTACAATATAAACATTCTGGATTATTTTCCCAAAGTTCACATATACAACTCGTATTAGGTTGCATATTTATCTGAATGGGTTCGGCAGGTTTAGTCTGTTTCTTATGCATTCCACAATAAAGTTCCCCGTCTGAAACCTTTTTTGTACATAGTTCATTTGTACCCACACAAGTTCCTATACAATACCCATTTTCACCTAACAATCTATATCTACAAGTTCCAGGAGTTAGGCCTATTGGAAAAGTATCACACATTTTCTTAATGGTTCTCAATTCTGCGCGATATTCGGCATCCTTTACCATTTCCTTGCATGCGGCGACTACCTTTTTTTCACCTACTTCCATATAATATCATGGATTCTTTTTTTTAAATATATCTGCGATGAGAACCTGTTTTTCAGCTTTGGAATTTTTCCTGATAACCTTTTTCTTTTCCTTCTCTCTGGATAATAACTCTCCAAATATCTCAGCTTTGACGTCTTCATACAGTGGGTCTAACAGGTCACAAACCGGGTTTAAAAATTTATTTATGAAATAGTATGAATAATCTATAGGTAGTTTGTTTTCCTCCGCATATTTTGGATCTTCGGCTTTCTCAAAAGCTCTCGCTTTAGGATCACCCGTGTCTAGCAATACATACGGAACTCTATCACCCGAACGTGGTTCTGACCCGGGTCTTCTGTTTCGCATTTTGGTGACGACGCGTACGTGTGCCATACTGACATCTTCACTTGTGTACGGAATATGATCCTTTTCAGTTTTAGTCACAGGTACATTAAAACCTTTTACCTTATACGTATCGGAAAGAGACTGACTGAGAATAAGCTTTTCCATAGGAACGTTTCCTTCGAGGAGTTCGACGGCTCTCGTTCTCGCCAAAGCCTTGGGTCCAGAGGTGTCTGAACTCTCTAGAATTCCATCCAAAAGTTCTTTACATACTTCTCTCATGTGTGGTGTATTATCTCGACGCACGAGTTGAAGTCCCTTTACATCGATATAATCCATGTTCATGTTCCCATCTTTACCCTTCGTCCAAAGCTTCGCGGCATACCTTTTCTTACTATACAGGAAATAAGGGCAATATACCTTCTCAAGCTCGAGGTTATTCGGAGCCTTGAATAGTTTCGTGCATTCAGTAGCAGCGCGCTCACCGAGTTCCCAACTATATTCGATAGCTTCTTTCCCTGTTTTACCTTGGACGTCAAACTCAATCATAACAGAATCCGTATCACCATAACGCACTTTAGATCCTGGAAAATGTTTTTCGACGTATTCTTTAGTATCGTCGATCATCTTTCGACCTTTCATCGTCACGGTAGAAGCTATAGCCACACATGGAAGCATTCCACGAGAAGCTCCAGTAAAACCATACACAGAGTTCATACTGATTTTGTACGCCAGCTGTTTACCATTGTACATGTGTTGAAGATTTCCAGTAGATTGTGCCATATCCCTTTTAGCTTGCTTTCTGAAAGATTTAAGCTCTGAAAGAATAGTTGGAAGTACACTGGGAATACCCTGGGCGAAGGTATGATTCCCGAAGGTTTCATATTCGATACCAGGTATGTTTTTATACTTAGGATCTAGTACTAACGATGAATAACATACATTATGTGCCATCATAATAGAAGGATACAGACCTTCAAAATCCAAAGCGGTTATGGGTGTATAATACGCACCGGATTGCGCTTCCAGAACTGTTGCCCCTTCATAACCAGTCGTATCCGTATGCCCGTATTCAAAAGTTGGAACCTTGAATCCCAGCTCACGCGCCTTTTTAGTCAATTGACTGAATACCTTAATTTGCTGACCACGTTCCACGAGATAATTCAATGGAACCCAAGTTGCTTTAGCCATCTCCAATAGATTAACAAAGGTACACAAACGTTGTACGAGTCTGTGAGGTAGAAGAGTATCCTTAATACAATACTCCGCAACCTCTCGCAATTTAACCGGGTCTCCTTCTTCGAATCGTTTAAACATTTCTTTAGGAGACATGTCGATCTTATTATCTCCCAGGTACAGCTTCGATACGTTATCGAGTTTATATGAATCTAACTTGTATTCACGCTTAACTTCATGGAAAAGATCAAATATAAATCTTCCAGGCATATTCACGAGTGTGAGTTCATTATCACCGAGCGCACTCGAAGAAAGCTTTTTACGAGATAGATTACATGTAAAATTGGAGAGCTTACTGAGTTGATAAAACTTTGGAGGACATTTAGTATACAACGCTCGTTTCATTATATAGTTTAAATCAAAACCAAAGATATTCCATCCAGTTATGACGTCCACGTCATGAAACGATAAATACTCAGAAAATGCGACGAGCATATCACGTTCCGTGTCAAAACTCTTGATGGTACACTCAGGTAAATTCAAATCTGTGGTCTTGTAGCATAGACAAGTCTTATCGTATACCTCTTCCGATCCAAACTTTAAAAGGGATATGGCGATTTGAAAACACGCATCACCGGGTACTTCAGGATCCGGAAACTTTCCAGTAGAGCTATAACACTCAATATCAACAGAAGCCACCACAAAAGGCGCAGTTTCCGTAGTTTCGTGGGGTTTTAGATCTTTCCAGTTCTTACAGAATAAGTCTACATCAACTTTCGCGTAATGTCCTCGTGTACATACATCACTCGTATCAACCCATCCAGTAGATTGTATACCAGTGCGATGCATGAGTCTTAATACAGGATCTAAATTAGCTTCATATACGAAAGTAAGAGATAAATCTCTCGTCTTCACACGTTTCATAAACTTAATAGCGTAATTGCTTATAGAACGCCGTTGTTTAAGGTTATGGCAGTGTACTTGAAGGAAAATATATTCTTCCCCATTTTGAAATCCCCAGATATCTTTAGCTTTCACCAAATCCATCTTGACAATTTCTTCAGAAAACATCTTATCTAGCGACTTTCTAACATGTCCCACGTCGACATCTGAAGGAATCTTTACAAAAAAATATGGATTAAACGTCGTGGATACACACACAGACTTGCCCTCGACCGTTTTACCAAACAGGCGGATGTAATGTTCATCATCTTCATCTCGAGAATCCCAGGTCAACACTTGAAAGATCACCATCTTATTTCGTTATAGATCTAAATTTTTAATATCATATATTAATAAATGTCTGCTGCGTTGGTCGATCTCGTATCCAAGGGTGCCCAAGATGTGTACATCACAGGGGACCCCGAAGTATCATTTTTCCGTCAAAATTTCCGACGCCATACAAATTTTGCGATCAAGCCCGAACGTGTCGATTACATCGGTCAGTTCAATGGTGGTGCCGAAGTCACCATCCCTATCAAGTCCAAGGGTGATCTCTTGAGCTATGTCTGGATCGAGGCTCCAGAAATTCAAACTGCATTAGGCGACACCGGTCTTTTTGCAACTGGTCAATCCGCCACCGAGTTTACCCTTCTCATAGGTGGTCAACAGGTATGTAAACTCGATTCTTTATTTATCCAGGGTGTTCACAACGTTTTATATAACGATACCTCGGCTAAGGCTTCATGCGCCGTGACCACTGCGGTAGCGTCCGAAAATGCTAAATCAGCGAGGACTGGAACTCAAGGTTCCGATTATTTCGTTATCCCTTTCTTCTTCAGTGAAGATTGGACTAAGGCTTTACCTTTAGTTGCTATGCAATATCATGAGGTAGAAATACGAATTAAGTGTAGGTCTGGTTTAACCGGTTTTGGTGCGACACCCAAGGTATACGCTAATTACGTCTACCTCGATACAGAGGAGCGTAATAGGCTGCTTAACACTGAACAGGAAATTCTTATAACTCAGACGCAACACCAAATCATGGATACCGCCAACATCACTGATACTACCGTTGATGTTGATCTCACATATTTCAACCACCCTTCTAAGGCTATCCACCTCATATCATCAGCCGCTGATGGCACGGCTTGGGATAACGAACTCAAGTTCGATTCCGCCACACTCTACATTAACGGTCAACCCCTTTTCGAAGACATGTCCGATACGTACCATCATAACGTCGTACCCGAAATGCACTGCACCGTCTTACCTTCCGGTGTTATTGACAGTGTTCCTCTTTTCACATGGCCTTTCTGTATCAAACTAAACGGCTCCCAGCCCAGTGGTAGCTTAAACTTTTCTAGGGTTGATAATTCGAAACTCGTATTAAAGAACCTCACCGTTGCCGGATCTCCGAGCATGCTACGTGTGTATACAGTAAACTACAACATTCTCAGGGTGAAGAATGGTCTAGCAGGTGTAGCATTTGGTAATTAATTAATTTTATATTTATCCAGAAGAACCAAATCCACGGGTTCCTCTCTGTGTATCCTTTATTTCTTCAACTTCATCGATCAAAGGTGTTTCACACTTCTCTAAGATGAGCTGCGCAATACGATCACCCTTTTTAATTTCGAACTTTTCACTTCCATGATTAAAAAGGATAACCTTCAATTCACCAGTGTAATCAGGGTCAATAACACCCGCACCGGTTTGTACGCCATGTTTTACAGCGAGGCCGGAACGGGGTGCGATACGTCCGTATACACCCATAGGAATAGTCGCTGCGATTCCGGTGCATACTATACCACGTTGGTATGGAAGAATGTGCATATCTTCAATGCTATACAGATCATATCCAACAGATCCAGGAGATGCGCGCGTAGGAATTAGCGCGTGCTCAGAAAGCTTTTTAATGAGTAGCTTCATATATCTATTGTATGACGTATTTCTTTATGTTTGTAAAGATTCGATAATCTTTTTCGTCTTATCATACAAACGTTCATTATACCTTTTCGTAAATCCCTTTTTAAGAAAGCCCTCTTCGACGACCGAAGTTTTACGCGATTCGAGACTCTCGAGTCGGTTTTTTAGAAAACATAAAAACTTAAATGGTTCATTATTCGACTTGTATCGAACTTTATCGGCATTCATAGCTTTCGTAGCTGCTTTATTGCGTGATTCTGAATACATCTGTTCACGACCTTCATATGACATGCGCGTAGTGGATTCTTCTTTCTTTTCAACCATCTTTATTTATATAACATGACATCTTTATACACTATTATGGAAAGAATTTGCGATCCTTCTCGCTTCCTGATCCACATATTCATTATCTGGGTCTCCGTTATGTGCTTTAACCCAAATCCAATCTATATTATCGAATAATTTTGACACGGAATCCATCTGTACCCAAAGTTCTTTATTCTTAACATCAGATCCCGACGATGTTTTCCAATTATTTAATTTCCATTTATGAATCCAACTTTTGATACCATTACGAACGTAAAAGCTATCCGTGTACACAGCCACATCACGAATTCCGCATTTATAAGATTTACGCAAACCTTCTATTACAGCTGTCATTTCCATGATATTATTAGTAGTTTTAGGTGATCCACCAGTAATTTCAAAAAATCCTAGGCACTTAGCAGCCCACCCACCCCTTCCCGGATTACCGAGGCAACTACCATCCGTATACAATCTGTTAGTCATTTTATTGAATATATAATGTTTTCTTTAAGATTCGTCATATAGTATTGACATATCAGCTTTAACATCGAGCATATCTTCCACGTCAGCTTCAATCATGGAATCTTGTGTGGGATATGCGACACATAATAAAGCAAACCCATCACTAACCTGCGCATCATTTAAAAACGATTGTTCCGATTGATCTATCCCACCCCATACGAGTTTCGCTGTACACGCCGAACACATACCCGTGCGACACGAATACGGAAGTTCTATGTTATTATTTTCCGCCGCATCCAATATGTATGTAGACTTATCACACTCAAAAGAGTGTTGCCCCATAGGTGTACGAAGTGTAATTTTAAAATTTTTGCGAACCTTAGGAACACGGGGGTGACCGGAAGGGTTCGCGACAGCGTATACCGAAGCCATTATTATACTATCCTGTTAATTTTTTCTTCAATTTTAAAAAGCACGATTTAATACTTTTTAAAGTTGAATTATTAATTAATTTTAATAGCAAATACAAATTTGATTTGTATGCTTAGTTAGAGAAGGCAAGACCACCCATACCCGATTGGATGCGGAGGACATTGTAGTTGACCGCGAACATGTTGAGGGTGACGGGGGCGCCCGCGGCGGCGCTGACGGCGTTAATAGCAACCTGCGCGTTATCAATGCGGGAGAAGTTGCACGTGCCGGTAGGCTGGTGCTCCTCGGGCTTGAGCGCGAAGGAGTAAGAGTACACACCGGGCATGGGGGTACCGGAGTGGTGGTTGAAGGGTTGGACGGCGTTGAAATACTTGGAACCCTGCTCCTTGAACCTGTCCTGGCCGTTGAGAACGAGCTTCATGTCAGTCATGTTAGAGCAAGCATCATCGGACCAAGCGGCGGAGGTCGCGGCGGCGACAATCCTGGGGCAGTTGCCAAGGTCGTGGGCGACCTGAGCCCCCGCGGCTGCATCGACGAGGGAAGAACCAAGCTGGGGGTCGTTCGCGGTGACGCCAGACTTAGTGGTGAAGTTCCACATGTTGTTGAAAGTCTTGTTAGCGGGGGAGAGGCACCACACAAGCTCCTTGACGGGGTGGTTGAACGAAAGCCTCTTCTGGTTCGAACCGGCGGAGAGGGTATCAGTTCCAGTGTGCTGAACCTGCTCAATGAGGTATTCGTGGCCCTTCTGGGCAAAACGCCTACGCTCCTCAGTGTCGAGGTAGATGTAATTGGCGTATACCTTGAAAGAGCTGGGGGTGATGTATGTAGACAGCTCAGCAGTTAAATCGAAATCGAGACGGACCTCATGGTACTGCAGGGCAATTAGTGGGAGGGCCAGTCCAGGATTGCGGTTAAAGAAGAAAATAAGAGGAAGGTATACCTTCTTACCGGAAACACCGGTAGTCATCTTACCGTAGTTAACCTTCTTAGAGGCATCGAGGTAGAGCTCGGAGTAGAGGCGCCACCAGGTCTGGTAGTGCTTGTCAATACGCTGTCCACCCACGGATAATTCTACGTCCTTGATCGCACGTTCGGCGATCCACTCGTTGGTGGCTTCGAGGTCAGTGGAAAGACAGGTGTCTTCCGCAGACTCCATCTCTACGTACATGTCCGCGACGAGATCACCGTTACGAGCGATGGTAACAGAGACGCGACCGGAGTTAGCGGCAGTACCGTTGACGGTCTGCTCGATGTTCTCCATAGCGAAGTTAGTGTGGCGACGGTAAACCGCCTGAAAAAAAGTAACCTTAGGGTTGCCAGTCAGATAGACATCCTGGGCTCCATAAGCGACGAGTTGCATAAGACCACCGGCCATTTTGTTGTTGTTGTACTATATAGCAAGAAAATAATTTCGGGTAAAGTGCGAAAAAATCGTACCGATTTTTCCTGAACATAAATAAATGTCCGATACCGAAACACCAGCTCAGATGGAAATCGATGAAGAGGAAATCACCGATGAAGAGGAAATTACCGATGAAGAGGAAATCGCCGATGAAGAGGAAGAAGTTGATATGAATGAATATGAATATGAGGATGAAGATGATATTGAGCAATACATGACCATGGAAACTTTATTGGGTTCCACTCTCATGACGGAAGATGGTGATACTATATGTAGCGCCCTGGTAAACATGGGTCGACAACTCGAAATCCAAAATAAAATTTTAGTCAAACTTTTGACCACCCTCCAAAAATAGTAGCTTAGAAAAATGAAGTATTATAATAGAAATGTCAGAGGCGACACATTTCATTAATGAAAGTGCGGACCCGAACGAAGCGAACCAAGCGCTATGGGCGAACGAAATTAAAACTTTCAATAATGAAAAGCTCGTATCCCACCTATCAGAACTCGAAGAGTATTGGGACATATATCACAAAAACGACCCTAAGATTCCTTATCGTCTAGGGTATAATATGTTTTTCTTACCCGAAGAACTTGACCAAAAAGGTATGCCCAAAATAATAGACATAGAACGTGTCGTGACTAAATACGTACAGATCCGTGATCATGTTTGTGAAATATATCACAAAGCCAATGAACTTAAAATGCTGGAAGAATTGGATAAAAATGATCAGGATACAACCCTCGCCACTCGTATAAACCGTCTGATCGATCAAGTAGATGATGCGTGGACGATCGTTTTCCGTGCTGCGCGTATCATGGAACGAGTAAATAATCCAACATACGTACCCATTAACCCCGAATCCGATCCTGCTATTTTTCGTGTGTCCACCATTAACAAAGTGGATGAACTCTCACCTTACCAGCAGGCGATTATTCAATGTCTAAAGCACCTATATTCGCATAACATTAGAAGATATAAGGGGTACTGTTGTGAGCAGATCATGACTAAGACTGGATGCCCGTCTAGGGCGTGGAAGCCTAAACAAAGTATAAGTGAGTTTGTGTATAGCGTCGGTAGAAAGGAGACTTGGTTTGATTTATGGAAAAATCTTACTTCGAGAGGTACGGGTTATAAGGATGTTATAACACATCTTACAAATATAAACGATATGCAGTTTCCCGATATTACAAAGAACAGACACGTGTGGTCTTTTGATAATGGTGTTTTTGTAGCGAAGAAATGGTCAGATAAAACCGGTTTATACACGGCTGAATTTTATGATTATGAATCTAAGGAGTTTAAGAGTCTCGATCAGTCTATCGTGAGCTGTAAATATTTCGATCAAGAATTTCCTAATTACACCCACCTCGAGGATTGGTACGATATACCAACTCCACACTTCAAATCAATCTTTGATTACCAACAGTTTGATGAAGATGTTGCGAGATGGATTTATGTCATGTGTGGGCGCTTGTGTTATGACGTGAATGACATAGATGGATGGCAAGTTATCCCGTTCCTAAAGGGTGTGGCGAGATCAGGCAAATCGACTATCATCACAAAGGTTCTGCGTAAGTTTTATTGCACTGAGGATGTTAAAACACTCTCAAACAACGTTGAAAGGAAATTCGGTCTTTCTGCTATCAAGGATGCTTTCATGTTTATCGCTCCAGAAGTCAAGAACGATTTGGCGCTCGAACAAGCAGAGTTTCAGTCTATCGTGAGCGGTGAAGATGTATCTATCGCGGTAAAACATGAGAAGGCACATTCTATGGAATGGACGACGCCGGGTATTTTGGGGGGTAATGAAGTTCCACATTGGAAGGATAATTCTGGAAGTGTCCTCCGTCGCATTCTCACCGTAAACTTTGGAAAGCAAGTGAAGGATGCGGATCCCACTCTAGAACATAAGCTCGAGGCGGAATTGCCTTGTATTTTACAAAAGTGTGTACGCGCATATCTAGAATACGCACAGAAATACGCTAAGAAGGACATTTGGAACGTCGTACCCAGTTATTTCAAAGATATTCAAAAGCAGATTGCGGGTGCTGTATCCACATTGGAGAATTTTATGCAGTCGCATCATATAAAAATCGATCCCGAGGAGTTCTGTACCGTGACAGAGTTTGTAAAGAAATTCAATACCTATTGCTCAGATAATAACCTCGGTAAACCTAAGTTTGGGTACGATTTCTATATCGGCCCTTTCAGCCAACGCGATATATACGTGAAACACGACACGCGCCAATATGGTGAAAAGTATATCGTGAATCAACAATTCATTTTCGGATTGGGTCTCATTGAAGAGAATCCCATGAGTGGAAATATGTTTGGAAATGATGACTAATTTAAAAGGAAAAGACCACGTGTACGTATGGAATGCCCACGAGAGGTTTTTTTAAGAAATCTTAGAACCAAAAAGGGTGTAGACGTAGATACGATTAACCCAGATCATTACGATATAGATATTCGTGAAAAAATAGCAGATCTCATGTATGTGATCATATGTAATTATATTAGTCAAACGAGGAACGAAGGAAATCAATATGGAATTGGGAAAATGGAAGAAGCATATTTTTGCACATCAGATTTTGTCACTACAGAAGATGCAGAAAAATGGATAGAAATGAATAGAGACCCAGACGATTTAAATCTCATAGTCTATATTTACGATAATTTAAAAAATATGGAATCTTGTCAGCATAAAAGAAGCTTACTTTACTTAACTAACATGTTATACTTTTATTTATAAGTTTGTGTGGTTCAGATACCTGCTTTAAGTGTTTCGCATGGTACGAAAAGTCGTAGGGTGTAAATAGACCCTTTATTTTACCAGATACAGCGAATGCTTCATATTCATGGGACACACCCGTACACACAGAAACGAACTCTAAACGAAGCAATCTATCTTCTAACATCATAAACTCTTTAAGAGATTCGGGGGACGCACCATCTTTCTTTATTTTTTCATACATCTCTTTCGATTGTCCATTGGATATATGAAAAAACGACGTTTTATACCCTAGAACACCCACCTCTTTATTGGCCTGATTCCTGGAAATGAATAAAATTAAGAGTACCAATATTAACAATACTGGTATCATTTAATACTTGTCAATAATTTATTTAAGTGTAATTTTGACGTAGCCATGGTCCCCAGAATTCAAAGAAGTGTTTTGGGTCGCTCCGAGTGATGAGTAAGAAGAACCACCACCCCCACCCACATCGCCTCTGTGGTCATTTGGGTGCCCACCTCCTCCTCCAGAGTATCCCCCACCTCCACCCGAGTGGTAATAACCATGACCGGTACTATCGCACCTTGGTCTATATGCTGACCCACCCCCACCAAACCCACCGAACCCGACAGCTCCACCACAATTCGAAGATCCACCGTGGCTGCCACCTACACATCCATTATAAAAGGATTGGGCAGCGTCAAATCCGTAGTCCTTTCCGTATACGTCGCGAGGATTTTGGGGGATCTCGGTTTCTCCATTCCCCAAAAATCCGGCACCACCCTGCCCCGAAGCATGGGCGCCGCTTGTTCGGTGGACAACTGGCTCGTGGGGAGGGAAATGATCCAGCTTTTCCCCTATCTTGCCTCCGTAACCATCCTTACCACCTTCTCCTGACCACGTAGTCTTCTTCTTGTAATGAGACTCCTCCTCTTGTTTAGCCGAGCCACCACGCACATCATCCCCAGCACCGGCTGGATCTTGGAAAGTCGCATTTCCAAAATCCGGATTACACAGCTCGAGTGTTCGTTTCTTGCAGTCTTCCGAGGCGGTCGATAGGGGTGGGCAATCATTCCAGCCATATGGAATTTTCTTGTCCGAGGCGAGGTGCTCGGTCCATTCTACACGAAATCGGCCAGTGCACGAATTACCACCTCCACCACCAGAAGCACATAAAAGAGCTGCACGCTTCTGTGCTTCATTGTCCTCCGGAACATCACTTTTAACTAAGAATGATCCACCACCACCACCACCACCTCTACTAGAATCATCACTACTACCCCTTTGTCCAACAACTATATTCAATTTTTCCGACTTGGTCAAGTTGAGATCCAAAACTTGTACTGCCCCATAACCTTTTTCTCCACCACCCTTTGCACCGGCAATCTCAATCTCATACGTCCCTGTTGCGGGCACGGTCCATTTCTGTATTCCGTCAGACACTGAAAAGTAACTAGGATTATTTACCCAACTTGGTGAATAACTATCCTTGCATTGATCGAGTGTTGGACCAAAGCGTCCCGTTGCCCCCGCATTCGTAAACGTGAACGATGTAAAGGGGTACTCTGGGCACGTATCATCATCTTTTGGATCTTCATTTTTGGATTGACACCCTTCAAGTCCTGGGCGCGTCCATTTTCTTTTCCCATTTTCACACGACCCCGGTGTCCATTGTCCTAATAAATTTTCGGCACAACAGTCGGGATCATCTCTTGGTTCTTCATTTGACGATTGACACCCTTCATTTCCCGGTCGCGTCCATTTTCTTTTCCCATTTTCACACGACCCCGGTGTCCATTGTCCTAAGAAATAATCGGCGCAACATGAATCATCTCCATCCACGGGGAATTCAAACTTTTCGTTAGGTTCATCGCACCCGTCTATACCCGTTCGGTTAAATTTGAATTTCCATACACCTTCTTCATCTTGGAAACATTTGTTGCCAACCTCCCCCTCCCGCTCCTCGAAAACCTGTTCCCATTCTCCAGCGAATGTTTCGTCGCAACAATCCCTCCCCCCTTCATCCCCACACGAGAGCCATTTACCTGTAGGTATAGAGAAATCTACGTCAAAAAAAAAATTTTTCGCATCTTCAGGGGTTGTTTGCTCCATCGTTATGTGGAATAATTTTTCTTGTAAAGGACCTTGCTTGTATGTTTTGAAAGTTGCAGTTTTGTCTAAATAATCTGTATTATCATAATCCGCAGTCGAACTTTTTGATAAAAGGTAAAGTCCTTTATGCTTTATTCTATAAAGTGGATCGGTAATTCCGGTACCTTCAAGCTTAAATGCCTTACCATCGGTACCAAATGGAGACATATAAATTTCTTCTCCTTTTCCAAAATTAAGCTGGCCTTCGTGATCATAAATAAACACATATTTCTTATTTGTAGTGGCTTCAGCTGATACATCCATTTCCACAGACTTTAAATCTAATGTGAGTTCCCCACCGGACTGTTCTAATGCTACAGAAAGATCCGATTCTGATACTGTGACCTGTACCCTGTTTATACCGGAACCACTTTTTTCTGGAGTTGTATAATTTATAGAAAATTCGTGAGTTCCATTGACATTTTCACCATTCAACGATTCAAACGTTAATTCTATATCTGTACCATTTCCCCAATTATCACTTGGCACGTCGACTGTTTGGTCATCACCTTCATCCGCTCGTTTACGTGTGATACTAAGCGCAGTTAGAACTTCAGCTCCTCCTGTTATCTTCATTGAATACTTAAAACTAGTTCCCACCGACATGGCAATAAAATCATCCGGTGTATACCTTTCCGTAAACCAAGGTTTGTAACTCTCAGTCTTGGATAACTGCACACGCATGACTTCAAATGTAGGGGTCTTTGGTTCACCACCTCCCGAATCTTTCTTTTTCTTTTTCTTATTTGAAGTAGTTATGTATATAACAATGCCGATGATGATCATGGCGAAAAATAGTACGATCATATATTTTTCATTCATCGTCGCTTATAATAGTAAAATAATTTATTTAATCTGCATTTGAAGGAAACGAACGACCCTGACCCCATATAATACGAACCGCCCCATTTCCTCCATCCGCCCCATTTCCGGTGTCGTTTCCGGCATGACATGAACCAGCACCACCACCGTAAAGACCTCCAGAACCCCCTACTCCGGTAGTCTCATCAGTTGATAAATTACCCATCCCCCCACCCGAACCACCACCACCCGCAATATTGGCAGCTACTTGATCGGCTTGTGTGGTGGTAGTATCACTCAAACCAGCGGCACCATCCGATTTCTCACCATAGAGACCGACCCCACCACCACCGGCACCACCATAAGATGCGCCCGTCGCATGTACCAGTCGTGCTCCACCACCACCGCCACCACCACCAGCCCCAGCGGTAGCATCGATTACGAAGGCGCCGATGCCCGTCGATCCAGCCCCTTTACCCCCCGCACCACTGTACCCACCGGCACCCCCCCCTCCTGATGATATATAGTTAGGTGGCGATGACCATCTACCTTGACATGTCCCACCAGTCCCTCCACCGTCGTACGTACCCTCCGGACCCCCACCTGTAGGAAGGTTTTCAAGGACCTCATAACCTTTTCCGGGACCACCACCATGTTGCCCCCCAGATGCAAAACACGCCCCGCTGGGCCATCCATCGCCCCAGCGGAAAACAGAATTACCACCATTTGAAGAAGATATTGACCCAGGTAAACCTTGTCCATTGTAACCGGCCCCACCAGCTCCTACTGAAACACTGTACGAATTTCCAGGAACAACAGTTATGTCATTTTTATATGCGAGTCCACCCCCAGCCCCACCAGTTCCAAACCAATTGCGCCCCTTACCAGAAGCCCCCCCACCACCTACACATACCACACAAACACTGGTAACACCAGTGGGGGCTACCCAAGTATATGTACCAGGGGTGCTAAAAATTTCTTCTCTACCATTTGAAATTGTAGAACCAGAACTTCCCACATTTTCAGCTAATTCAAAAAAAAAATTTTCCGCAGCGGTCGCCGAATTTGCATCTGCTGTTATATAGAATAATTTATTGTTTAATTCACCATCCGTAAACTTCTTTTTAGATTTATCTGTGCTTAAATATTCGGTATCTGTAAAATTAGCATTTTCAGAAAGTGCCAATAAATATCCTCCTCTATATTTTACTCTATAAAGTGTATCGGGTATACCCGTAACACCTTCTAGTTTAAAACCTTTACCATTTGTACCCTCTACGGGTGACATATACACGGGACCCTGTGCATTAAAATTTACAACTTTTTCAGAATCATAAATATATATTTCTTCCCTTTCTGCTGAAAAGGCAACGTTTATACCACCCGTTTCTACGGGAACCATTTCTAATTCTTCTGACCCTCCACTCTCCAATTTTACAGATAATAGATTTTCTGTAATATTAATTGTATGAGGTCTATTTCTAGTCACATTATCATCCGGTGTCGTGTAGTTTATAGAAAACTCGTGTTCACCTTTAGCGTTTTCACCCGTTTGTACTGAAAAATCTACATTGATATCCTTGAGGTTATCAGGTTCCGATTGCATCCAATCAGATTCTGGTACTTCTTCAATTTGATCGGAACCTCCATCCGCACGTTTACGTGTAATACTAAGATTTTGGAGTAGATCAACGCCTCCGTTTATTCTGAATGTATACGTGAACTTGGCTCCTTGCGACATAGCTACGTATTCATCCGCTGTATACCTTTCCGTAAACCAGGGTTTGTAATTCTCAGTCTTGGATACCGTTATACCTACGACTTCAAATGAGAGGGTCTCGGGTTTATCATCCCCTGAATCTTTTTCATCTTTAGAGTTGGTGTATATAACAACACCGACGATGATCATGGCGAAAAATAATATGATGATAAAATTTTTGTTCATCGTCGCTTATAGTATAGTAGCAAAATATTTAGAGAATTCATTCGTGTAAGATACATAAATGTCTAAAGCAATTGGTATTGATCTTGGAACAACGTATTCTTGTGTCGGCGTCTGGCAAAATGATCGCGTCGAAATCATCGCGAATGATCAAGGTAATCGGACGACTCCATCCTATGTCGCGTTTACGGACAGTGAGCGCCTGGTAGGTGATTCAGCTAAAAATCAAACAGCTATGAATCCGACGAACACCGTTTTCGACGCGAAACGTCTCATTGGTCGTAAATTTTCAGATTCCAAAGTTCAGGAAGATATCAAAGATTGGCCGTTTAAGGTTGTTTCCGGTCAAGGTGATAAACCCATCATCGAGGTTGATTTCAAGGGTGATAAGAAACGTTTTGAACCTGAAGAAATCTCTTCTATGGTTTTGGTGAAAATGAAGGAGATCGCCGAAATGTACATGGGAACGGATGTTAAAGATGCTGTGGTGACAGTTCCAGCCTATTTTAATGATTCACAGCGTCAGGCTACGAAAGATGCGATGGTCATCGCGGGTCTGAATTGTCTTCGTATTATTAACGAGCCCACAGCCGCTGCTATAGCGTATGGGTTGGATAAAAATAAGAATGACGATACGAACGTTCTCATATTCGACCTCGGAGGAGGTACGTTTGATGTATCACTTCTTAACATAGAAGATGGTATTTTCGAAGTCAAAGCTACCGCCGGCGATACACATCTCGGTGGTGAAGATTTCGATGCGCGTCTTTTGCGCCATTTCCTAGATGAATTTAAGCGTAAGCATAAGAAAGATTTTTCCGGAAACCCCAGAGCTTTACGTAGGCTTAGAACCGCGTGTGAGCGTGCGAAGCGTACTCTCTCATCTACAGCTCAAACGACTATTGAAATTGATTCATTGTATGATGGTATAGATTTTTACACGTCCATAACTCGCGCTCGTTTCGAAGAACTGAACATAGATCTTTTCCGAAAGTGTATGCAACCCGTGGAACAAGTCCTTCGCGATTCTAAAGTGGATAAGTCTAAGGTTGATGAAGTAGTACTCGTAGGAGGTTCTACACGGATTCCCAAAATTCAACAGATGCTTTCCAGTTTTTTTAATGGTAAAGAACTTAATAAATCAATCAACCCAGATGAAGCTGTAGCTTACGGAGCTGCCGTACAAGCGGCTATTCTTTCCGGTGTCGATAACAGCACCGTTCAAGATCTTCTACTACTCGATGTCGCACCCGTTTCCCTAGGTCTGGAAACCTCGGGAGGTGTCATGACTAAAATTGTGGATAGGAATACCACAATTCCAACTAAGAAGGAACAGATTTTTTCAACATATTCTGATAACCAAACATCCGTCACTATCCAAGTATACGAAGGTGAACGCGCTCGTGCGCAAGATAACCATTTACTCGGTAAATTCGATTTGGGTGGTATTCCTTCCGCGCCCAGGGGTGTTCCACAGATTAACGTAGCGTTCGACATCGACGCGAATGGAATTCTAAACGTCACCGCGGAAGATAAAGCGTCGGGTAAGAGTGAAAAGATCGTCATCACCAATGATAAGGGTCGCCTTTCGAAAGATGATATCGAGCGTATGGTTAATGACGCAGAAAAGTACAAGGATGAAGATGATAAGTATAGAGCGAAGGTGGAAGCGATCAATAACTTTGAGGCTAACGTCTTTGGAGTCAAGAGTATGATAGATAAGCTAGGCGATGAAGATAAAGCGCGTGTAGAAGAAAAGGTTAATGAAGCTATAGCGTGGATAGATAACAATAGATCCGCGGAAATAGATGAAATTGAACACCAACAGAAAGAGTTTAGGGAATTTGTAGATCCGATTATGCAGTCCGAAGAAAAGGGTCCCGTCATAGATGAGATGGATTAAAACCTAAGTCATTTAGAGAAATAGTACTTTTTAATAAAGAAATGGATATCCACAAGGTATTCGACAAAATTCACGACCAAATTGAAAATCACAAAAATGATGAGCACGTCGAAATAGAAATGCGTCTCGGAAAATTTAACGGAAAAATGTTCGACACAAATGTCGGTAAAGATAACTTTGATAAAGTCATGACCGGTCTCCAAAAGTATAATCAATGGGAACAAGTTGTATTGTCCGATCAAGAGGTATTTTATAGAGAACGCGACAACACTCGAATCACCGTAGATGATAATACGGGTGATGAAACCATCATAAAAAAAGAGCGTGTGAAGAATGAAGATTTCAAAAGGCTCAAAAATTCACCTTATGATTTACGTATAAGTATTTCTAAGGAATTACCCATTCAAGATCTCCAAGATCGTGAGATGGACAAGAAGAAGACAAAGACGCGTGTATCGTTTATTCGTAAGAATCTTTCTATCGATATGACTAAGTGTACGGGAGACATGCATGATATGGACGCGGAAGATCCTGTCACCTACCAGATCGAACTGGAAATTGTCGATCCCAGTAGAGTTCAAACCAAGGATGAGCTGTTCAACATACTCCATAAAGTGAAAGACGTTATTAGTATTTTAGGAAACGCAAAGTAATATGATAATTTAAAGATTAAACTATATACAAAGTAATGCACGGTTTCTATAATAATGGAAACACGTGTTATTTTAACTCAGCTCTACAATGTGTGTTGAGAATACACGATCTCTCCTCACATATTTTACGAAATAATTATGAAAAAGAATGCACATTCACTAAACTCTATAAAGAACTTGTAGGTATTTATTTCAATAAAGAAAACTTTCTTAAAATTAACATTGAACCTTTACTTCACACGTTTCAAGAGAAATTTCCCAGATTCAAATCCCTGTACCCACACGACTCTCAAGATGCTCTATTTTGTATAATCGACATACTCGAGCAAACGTACCCGTTTACAAAAACGCTCGTGTACGGTAAAAAAACGCAAACTACTATATGCCCCTCGGGAACCACGACACTAGACGAACCATTTTCTGTTTTACTTCTTAATGGAGATAAGCCTAAAGTGAGTGAAATGATGTCAACCTCTGAAAAATGGAATGTTCTTGATAATTACGTAGATAACGCTGGGGTTGTACATAACGTATCGACGACGCGTGATGTTATATCGGAGTATCCTAAGGTGTTATTTATTTCATTCGACAAAAAGGTAGACGTTGTGGCAGATGAAATAAATAATTACGAACTTTGTGGGAGTATTTTGCATCATGGAAGTCAGTTTGGTGGTCATTACAATTCTATGATTAAACTATCTGATAATTGGTTCATGCAAGATGATGAAATCGTTACTAAACTCGACTTCAAAGAAAAGGCACCACATCATGTACTCATGTACATTTTAAAAAGTCGCTCATAATTATACCTTCTTTTATGTTGACCAGTGTCCTATAAAAAGTTCTCCTACTATTCGGAAAGGTTTTATCATACCTCCGCATAATAGGCTTCCACCACATTGGACTATCATTCAACATGTATTGACACTCGATAATGGAATCTTCTTGAACATCTATATGTTCGGGAACTTGATACGTGTGGATCTCGGATTCAAACATAAGTTTTCCCCTTTCTTGTACGTACAGTTTCCATAGATCACCCTTTCGTTTAAATTGAAAATCGATCGTGTTTTTATCTTTAGGTTTCCATTTGAACATGGTTTCGTGTGTACCCTTTTGAACTGGATCTTTAACAGGTGTGAAAATCAATCCATCAATTTCTTGTTCAACCGTTGGTAAATATTCGTTCATGAACTTTTCAAATTCTGCCATAACATGGAACGTTTTAATTTTGAATTTTATGGGATCGTATTTTAGCACGGTTAACATTTTTTGTAGTTCTTCCATATGTTTTAATCGATCGATCATATCATTTTCTCCAATTTTTGAACCTCGAACCATCATACAATCGTATGCCATGAATGTATCTTTATACAATTCACCTTCGATTATGGTTCCGTCGTATATAGGTTTACGAAAATTTAAAGGGCATGTGTAGACGTCGAGTGCCCTATTAACCAAAACGCACGTCTTTTTGTTATTGTACATGAAGGCCAATAACATGAATCGTAAACCGTCAGTTTTTTCACACACGAGATACTCGTTTGAACTCAATATATCAAAGTGTCTGTATTCTATAGACACTGGCTGAGCCCCCGGAAAAAACCCTTTTACTTTCCACGCACGTTCCATGAACGAAATCGCATATGTGTAAAGAGGATCGTCTCTATTTACAGATAGACGTTGCATTATATCTTATATTTTAGGGTTAATCTTTAAGTTGCTTTAACACCGGCTGAGTTGAGTAAATTACTTATGCACTCGTGGGTGTACGTAAATGTTAGTCGAGCACCAGTGAATGCGATAATTCTCGCACCAGATTCTTTTAATTTTTCAAACATAACGTTTGACTTAGGGTAAATTTTATGATTTCCGGTTCTCTTATCTTTCACACATTTGTATACATTTTTACAAATCATCATCCAAGCCCTAGCAGAAGATTCGTTGACTTTATACATACTCTCTGAAATTTTAGGGCCTACGTCGGTATCGAAGTTTAGACCCATCTGATTAGTCGGTTCAGACGATTTAGATTGGACTTTTTCTTTAAACATTTCCCAATCGATCCCTTCATTGACACCTGGAAATACGAGGACGTCTAACCCTGTATACTCTTCTACCACTTTATCGAGTGATCCAGGGTCTATCCCCACACCAAAGTCTATAAAGAATATCCTATCAAAAGATTTAATACAATTGCTTATCATGTCAGACTTTTCAAAGGGGTCATCGTTCACAAAAATAAGTTTGTTCGAATATCCCTTTTGAATACACCTAATATTTAACTGAAGAATAGCGTGAAGAGTTTTTACGTGGCAAGATTTACCACGGGTTGTTATGATAGTAGCAATATTCATGAGAAATTATAGTTTCTAAGCCTTAAGCCTTTCATCTAGAGATCCAGTAAAAGGGAGATTACCCACGTGCCCCAATGATGTTTGACAATCGGCGAAAATTT